GGGATGGCTTCTGTGGGGCTTAGGTTATGTCCTATTTTTTTTATACACGCTCTGGCCCCCATCCGATGAAATGTCAGATGGCCTTGGCCCTGGGCGTCCATAGTCTAGCCAGATATATTATCTGGTGATTTACCACCCCAACGATATCAACCACTTAGCACCCTAGCCCGACAAAAAGGTACCATACCGCCCGATTTAGGGGGGCCGTGGGGTCGATTTATTGTCGATTTCAAAATGTGGGCTTTGTTGTTGCGTTGTTGTTGTTGTTAGACCCTTTTCATTAGAGAGACCAAAATATGGCGTTAGAGACCGGAACTTATATCGATAGCTTGGTCGCAACTAATCCTACGGCTACAGACGCCCTAGCCCAAGCCGACGACCACCTACGCCTCATCAAGGCCACGCTCAAAGCAACCTTCCCCAGTATCACCGGGGCGGTCACGCTGACCCACACCCAGATCAACGATCTACAGAACCTTCAGGGCGTATTGTCGGCCCCCAGCGGCACCCGGCTACTCTTCCAGCAAGCCGCCGCCCCCACCGGGTGGACTGTAGATGCCACCCACAACGACAAAGCCCTACGCATCGTGAACGGGTCAACCACCCCCGGCACTGGTGGCTCCGCCGCCTTCTCAGCGGCCTTTGCAAGTAAAACCCCGGCTGGCTCAGTGTCCACATCAATAGGCGGGACGATTAACAGTCACACGCTTACGCTCAGTCAGATACCCGCTCACCGCCACTTTGTTGCCGCTAACATCACAGGTAACGCGCTCGGCAATCTTACATCTACCAACTCAATGCGGAGAGGTGGACACCAAGAACTGACTAGTAACAACTCTGAAGACTATCACCTCGGTGGCGCGGGAACCACCGATGCAACTGTTGGTCGAACTTCTGCATCAGGTAGTGGTGGAGGTCACTCTCACGGTCACAGCTTGACTGCGTCGAGTACCTTCAGCGGCACCGCAATAGACCTTGCCGTTCAGTATGTAGACTTCATTATTGTCGAGAAAGACTAAGCACAATGCAGATCGAAGTAGAGCCAAACTGTCCGCTGGACGGATGGAATAAGTGTCGTAAGACATCTTGCGCGTGGTTCACGCAAGTCCGTGGCAGGGACGCGAACACCGGAAAAGACATAGACGAGTGGGGGTGTGCTGTTGCGTGGTTGCCAGTGCTTCTCATTGAGAACGCCAGCCAAGCCCGACATACCTCAGCGGCTGTCGAAAGTTTCCGCAACGAGGTCGCTAAGACCCAACAAGAGGCTGTAGATCAACTAGCAACCCAGTTCAGTGTGCCACCCTTAATTGAACAAGGAAAATAAACATGGCTATCATCCCTATTCGCAATCTTGGCGACGCAGGGGTGGTAACCGACGTTAGTCCCTACAACCTACCTCTCAGTGCATACTCCAAAGCAGTCAACGTGCGCTTCGACGAGGGCAAGGTGCGCCGCGCTCCGATATTCCGAACAGTATTGTCGTCTCTTGGCTTCAGCCCCCGGTTCACCCTTGGCATCGTTCCGTCTTCCGGGTTTGACACCGCGCTGGTCGTAAGCAACGACTATGTGATCAACGAATACGCTAACGGCGCAATCACCAACCGATCTGGTTCCATCACCGGGTCGGATGACCCCCGGCCCTTCACCGGGACAACGCTTGCCGATGTGACCTACGTCAACCGCCCGGACAGGGTACCAGTCTACCGCGACCCGTCGGGTACCAACTTTGCCGACCTTGCGAACTGGCCCTCGAACCACCGATGCGTGGCTCTGCGTTCCTTTGGTGACCAACTGATCGCCCTCAACATGACCGAAGGCAGTACAGGCTTTCCTAACCGGGTGCGCTTCAGTAACTCAGTGTTAGCCAATAGCATTCCCGATAGCTGGGATGCGGCGGACGCCACGAAGCTGGCTGGGTTTGTCGATCTTGTGGAACAGGACACCGCCATCGTCGATGGAATGACCTTGGGTTCAAACTTTATTATCTATACCAGCACACAAGTGTGGCTCATGGATTTCGTGGGCGGCACCTTCCTGTTTAACTTCAGGAAGCTGTTCACCGACGCCGGAACCATAAACCAGAATTGTGTCGTCGAAGTTGAGGGCAAGCACTACGTCTTCGATAACTTCGACATATACACCCATGATGGCGTGTCGAAGCAGTCAATTTGCGATGAGCGGGTCAAGAACTTTATCTTTGGCGGTCTAAACCAAGCGGCGAAGAACATCTGCTTTGTACAGCACAACCCAAGTCTCAACGAGATCATGTTTTGCTACAAATCCGGTGACGAACTTGTGGCCTTTCCTAACGCCGAAAGATGCAACCGGGCCGCCGTGTTCAACTACCGGAAGAACACTTGGTCGTTTATGGATTTACCTAACATATCCAGCGGAACAGTTATCAACCTGAACACCGTCGAGACCTATGCGTCTGCCACCGGGCTGACATATGAGTTGGTGGGTGGGTCGTATTATGACCAAGAAGACAGCTTTGCTCGTCACACTGTCATGGTTGGCGAAGATAACGCCACCGATGGTATCACCAGTAATAAAATCTATGGCCTCGACCTAGCCGACGAAGGCTCCATCAGCTTCCAACTCGACAACGAAGCTACCAAGCGCGCGATTGTGGAGCGCATAGGCATCGACCTCGACGAAACCAAACGCGGCATCCGCGGCTACAAGGTAATCAACCGCCTGTACCCTCAGGCCGACACCAGAAACAGTAACACCGTCCTTACATTTGAGTTTGGTGCGTCGGATATTCCCTCCGACAACCCCACCTATAACACATCCAGTTCCTTCGATATGGCTACTGAGTACAAAATCGATAGCCGGGCCGCTGGTCGCTACCTGTCTTACCGGGTGACGGTCAGCGACAACAAAGACTTTGAACTTTCGGGCTTTGATCTGGAAGTTACGGCGACAGGTAAACGCTGATGACCATCAACAATAAAACAGACACCGTCGCCACACCCTATACGCGCGCGCAGTACCCCGTTTTCGAGGAAGGCGTCCGGCGTTACATCCAAGAAGAGCTACAGCGGATCGAAAACTCACTCCGATCCAGCAACGAGGCAATGATCCAAGTCGCCGACAAAGCCCCTGAGAACCCACTACGAGGCATGGTGCGGTATGCAATCAGCCCATGGAACCCCTTAGGGAACGGTTTCAGTGGTTTGGTCGTCTACACGGGCAATGCTTGGGCGCAAGTTTAACATTAGGAAAATAAAAGATGGCTCAATTTGATGATTTGATGGGTATCGTGATCGATACTGAAGACAAGTTCCTCAATCGCAAGCTAAACGAAAACATTTGCTACTTTGGGCCATTTGCCGCCGCAATCGGCGGAGCCTTAATTGGCGGCGGAGCATCCTATTTGGGAGCCAAAAAGCAAGCGAACGCAACTAAAGCCGCCGCAAACGCGCAGATGGCTCCATTTTACTTGAAAGAACCCTACCTAGAAGACCTCTACGGAGGCGCACAGGGTGCCGCCAACGATATGATTGACGCTGGGCCGTATGATGGCCCGTATTACGCAGGGCTAGACCCTCTGGGCGAGTTGGGGTTGTTGTATCAGGCCGGATCAGCCCTAGACAACGCCGGAGCCGCTCAAGACCTAATCAACATGGGCATGGGTAGCTTTGGTAACTACCAAGACATCTACAATCAGGTTCAAGGCGATGTCATGGGTGCCGCTAACCAGTACGCTATGGACAACACACAGCCCCTCTTGGCGGCGGCAATGCGCGACCCATACCGTCAACTGACGGAGCAGACGCTACCAGGCATCAGCACCCGCGCATCGGCTACCGGAAACGCAAACTCAAGCCGCGCGGCGATAGCTGAAGGCATCGCCAACCGCGCATTCGATGATCGCATGGCTGACACGTCGGCAAACATCACCAACCAGTTACGCGACGACTACCTAAGTCAATTCAACACCAACATCGGCAATCAGTTGAACGCCACCAATGCCATGTTCAAAGGCTTTGGCACTGGTCTTGACCTACAGAATTACATCGGCAACGCCCTCATCAAATCCGGTGCTGGCTTCCAGACCGATCTGCAAGGTCAGTACGACGCGGACAAGGCTTTCTACGATTATCAAGCTGGCTACCCGCTCAATGTTTACAGCCAACTGGCAAATATCTACGGCGATGCACCATCTGTAGGACAAATTCCTGTCAATAAGTACGACCCAACCGTGAGTGCCTTGTCGGGTGCTATGGCTGGCTACGGCTTCGGTTCACAAGCCTACAACGACTACATGAACTACAACAATAATTCGGGTGGTGGCGGTAATAGTGGTGGCTCCTACACTACTAACTATAATCAGACGCCTTATGGACAGCCTATATATCCAGACGGAACTATAAGACTATGAGGGTAATATAATGGCTCACAATCAAAATCACCTTCTTCAACAGTTGATGATGCAACAGCAAATGATGGGTAACCAAGGCCAGCCTTCTAATATGAACACGACTGGTATGCTCAATCCTAACATGCTGACTATGCCGGGTGCCTTGTCGAACCCCTTCGGCCCCGGCAGACGCGGACAGACGGGACTAGCAGTTCGTAAGCCGCCTTTGTCTGAAATGCTGATGCGTATGGGAGCCGCTGGACTACAGGCGGCACCGAAGGGCGGCCCGGCCCAGCTTGGAGCCATGTTTGGTGCCTACGGACAGACTATGGATGCCGAAAGAGACCGCGCCATCGACGAATTACGCGCTCGACAGTCAAACCAGTCTCTGGGTCTATCTGCCGCAAAC